CAAGGAATTTGTATTCAATTTTATGAACTGTGAAATCTTTTTCTATTTTATTACATATAGTTTCTGAATCAAATTCTCCACAACTATATACATCAAACTGCATTAATGCAGGATGTACTTCGTCCCATACGTGCATAACAATGTGAGATGTTTCTATAATAGCAGCACCAGTAATACCACGATTGCCAACCATATTAGAATATTGAACATAAGGACCCATCATAACTTTCATTCCAATTTCTGTAATGAAGTCATTTAACCATCGCCTAAGAAACTCCTCGTCCATCGGTGGACGGTAAACTTCAGCACGAATAATTAAATGTTTATGAACTAATAAATTATTTTTTTCCATCTTTAGACGGAACTTTAACTAACATTTCCATCTACGTCTAGCTTGGCGCAATCTTGAGTTAGGATCTTTGGCTGCTCCTGGAAACATTTTCATTTGACCGGCAGATCTTGCACAATAAGATTTTCTTCTCTTAGCTGACTTACTTCCTGGTTTAACTTTACCTGTAACTGCTGTTGATAATTTTGAACCAGGGTTCGCGCGCCTGTACGCCTGCACGCCCGCGCGAGTCATTCCAGCACCTTTTTCTGTAGGTCTAAAATTCTTTTTATTTCTGGCTGGCATTACATCGCCACCACGTTTCATTCCTGAAACGAGTTGCATTACTGACTCTTGATAATCAAGAATATCTTCTTGAACCATTATTTATCTATAAATAGTGTAATAGTTAGAGCACTTGTGTTTCCAGTAACTCCAATACCATCAATAATTCCTGTGCCATTTCTTCCAGCATATAAAACGCCATCTTCAGGAAGATTTAATGTTTCAATTTGGTTTGCACCAACTGTTAAAGGAATATAAACTTGTGTATTAGTAGAAGAACTAACAGCAGAAGCATTTGCTAAACCATTAATAATTGCTGTTCCAGAGGTATTAGCAGCTTGAATCATAAATCCTCTAAGTCTTGTAGGACCAGTAAACAATACTGCATTAGATGAAGTACTTGCACATATGACCGGTTTTACATCTGATTTCATTTTAACTCCTTGTAATTTAAGGAGCTCCGAAGAGCCCCTTAAAATAAATTAATTATACTGTAGCACTAAATGGTGTAGCTACTGCTCCTGTAGCTCCAGATACTACGTTAACTTTGTATCTATTAGCTCCGACTACTGTAGCAGTGATAGTTGCTCCGCCCACTCCACCTGTAGTTGTACCACTTAAAGTAATAGTGTCTGATGCAGTTGCTGTGCTAAATACTAATGCAGTAGTTCCAGAACCAAGAATGGCTGTTCCTACCATAGTGTCAGAAGCATTTGCTACTTTAACTACAAAATTTCCTGTTACTGTTGTTGAAAGTACAAAATTAAAAGTTGCACCATAGTTATTCAATTGATTTGGATCAGTTGGATCATTTGGTGTAGTGTTATTTACAGCAGGTAATGTAAAAGTTGATGCTGCTGTACTTGTGTAATAGATTTGTTTTCCAGAATAGTTAGCAACATCTAATGATATTGCAGCTGCTCCTGTTGTTACTGAGTTTGATACTCCAGAATTAATAAAACCTGCTAAAGATTTTACTGGTCCTGAAAACGTTGATTGTCCCATATTATTCTCCCGTATAGTGGTTAAGCTCTGTAGTCTCTATACCGTCTGTCTAGCCAGTCTACAAAACTAATTATATCTAGATTATTTATTATTATAAAAGAAAAAGGGGCCAAAGTAAACCTTGGCCCCCTTTGTAAAAAGACTTAATTATTAAGCCCCTGGTGAACCGAAGATTCCTCTAGGGTCAGAAAATCCGAAGACATATCTTTCTCTAGCTTTGAATCTAACGTTACCTGTGTCGAAATCACCTTCAATCGCAGTTTTAATTGGCGATCTTACAAAGTGTTTTAGACCATTTGGAGCATCAGTAATAATAAAGAATGCATCAGTATCAGTTAAAAAGTGATTAACTCTATAACCTTCTGGAATCATTCCCATATTTTTGATTGCATTGATATCGTTATCAGATGTTGATGTTCTTAGAGGAGTTTTCAACAATCTTTCAGCAGTAAATTGTAATTCTTTTGGAATTATTAATTTTCTACCTTGGATAGCGATTTTTAATCCTCTTTCGTCAACAAAAGATGCAATATCAATTAAAGATTGCTCTAGTGATGTTTCGTTAAGGTCAGCTGCAGTAGCAAGTTCATTACTGAAAGTTCCACCATTAGCAAGAGGATGGTCTGTAGCTAAAAGCTCTTTTCCGTCTCCACCTGTAAAGCTTGAATTAAACCCATTGTTTAATACAGCCGCTGCTTTAACTTGTTTAGTGTTAGCCATTGATCTAGCTAACGCTCTTGTATAACGAGATGCAAGTCTATCGTAAAGGTTATCTTCAATAGCTTCCTCAGTAATAGCAAACGCTAATGCGATTGTTTCATGAGTGTATCTTGAAGTATATGCTTCATTAGCTTGATCGAATACTACTGGAGCACCTTCTTGTTTAACTTCAGCACTGTCAAAACCTGTTAACATAACTTCTTCTTCAAACGCTCTGTCCGAAGTTTCAGTTATGAAGATTTCTGCGTGCTCGTTCTCGTATCTACTGTATTCCAGGCCGAATAGTGCATTCAATCCTGGCTCTAGTTCTTTAACTAGTTGTGATCGTGATATAGCCATTATTTATTCTCCTATTATAGACCTGTGCCACCTTGGCGATAGAAATGGTTATTAATTCTAACCATAATATTCGCGTTCGATGTCGCAACGTCATTGTTTTCTGGACTTTGTGAAATATCAATTGCTTGAATCACATAAGTTCCGGCTGTCCCAGAATTAGCTACATCTAATTGTACTAAAGATATACCTGTCTGAGTGCTTCCTGACACATTGTTTATTGAGTAGTTTTGAAACAAATCAGCAACTGCAAAAACAGCATTAGCGTTTACTTCAAACACTGTATCCGGACCATCTATTACAAATGCGATAACGTCTGATGCATTTGTAGACTGCGGATAAAAGTTACTAAACGTTGGTTTTTGAGTTGTTGGATCTGTATAAAAACAACCATTAAAAACGCCTATAACAGTATCAGAAGTGTTAGCAACGGCTCTAGATATTGTTCCAGAAGCAAGTGGTTTTACCAAATCTCCTTGAAAAATACTAGTTGAGTTGCCAGACGCTATTCTGTATCTGTTTTGTGCGTTAATAAATGGGCTACCGTTTAATTGTCGACTTGGTCTTAAACCAAATCTTTCAAGTACGTTTGCCATTTTATATTTTCTCCATTTTATAGTTTATATTTTTTTGGATGGTTTTACAAAAAAATTATTTCTTGTTACCACCAAAAGTTACACGAGATTGTCGATTAATATTAATCGGCATCTCTGGTCGCTGTTCCTTCATAAGATCATTATCTACAGCTCTAATCTGATCTTTACTTTTTCTATTAAAGTATTCAGATCTTTGCCTAACAATCTCGATCGGTATCCTTGCCAGCACAAGGCCTCCAACTCCAATTACACCCGAATGTTTACCTTCAGAAATTACAGGGAATTCATTGTCACCAATTAGTTCTTTTAATTCTTCAGCCCTAACTAGTTCATATCCTTCTCTAAGTTTCTTAGACATGTTTGCTGAGTCCACGAAACCTCCTGCTTCTGCTCTTAGCCATCGGTGTTTATAACCTTCAGGCGCGGGTGGTGCATCTAAGTTAGATGGTAGAACCCATTGAGTTTTTCTCTTGTCCTTAGACCTCAACTCTGAGTTGCGTGAAGTCTTCTTTATTTCTTCGCTCATACTAATTTGCCTCCTTCACGTATTTTGCGTATTCTTCTAGTGGCACCCCTAATTTTTTTGCAATAGCAACCTGCGACTTGGTGAGTTTCACAGTTCTGCGTCCAGTTTTTCCTCTATTTGCAGAGGCAACAGTTTGGACGGGCTTTCTCTGTTCTTGCTTATCTTCAGCAAACTTATGAGGATAAATATCCTTCATCTGTTTGTTGATTTCATTATAATACTCGTCACTGTCCAGGTCAAACCCTTCACTTTGTAGTTTTTCATGAACTTGAAACGCTGTATTAGTCATGTATTCATCACTTCCAAACCAAGTATTTTCTTCAGCCCACTTTTTAGCTTTAGTACTTGGTGCTACTGCTTTTCTTTCAATTTGTTGATTTTGTTCAACATTTTGAACTTCTTTTTCGTTTTGTTCTGTCTCTTTTTTCTGTTTCTCTTTTGTTGCTATAGATATTTTAGCTCTTTCTTTCTCAACAATTAATCTAGAAAGTTCTTCATTAGCAGATATAATTGCTTCTGCATCTTGAGATTCAATAGCGTCTTTTAGTCTTTTTTTAACAGTATCTTTTTCAGCATCTATTCTAGCATCATACTGTTTAATATAACTATCATCTATTTCTTGATATTTTTTTTGAGCATCGGTGTACTTTTTTTGTAAACCTTGAGCATAATCAAGCGCTGCTTGTTCTCGTCTTTCTGCTTCACGCATTTTACGAGTAAGCTTATCTATTCTTTTTTGAACAGAATCACTAAAAGAAGATAGATCTTCTTGATCAGCAGGTTTGTCTGCTTTTATCTCTTCTTTTTCTTCTACAGATATGTCAATCTTTTCTTTTTTATTTTGACTATAATCTGTATATTCTAAATCTACTTCTCCTAGATTTAGATTTGGTCTTTTGTCTTTTTCTTCCTTCTTTTCCTCAAGTTGTATGGTTGTCTCTTTTGCGTCATCAGTGTCTAGTTCGACATCTGGCTGACGTTTGTTTTCTTCAGCCATACATACTCCATGTTATTTAGTACAGTTGCAAAATAGCTTCAGGACTCTTAATTGTACTAATGATTTCATCATCATTAAGAATTCTGATTTCTCCTCCATCTATTTTGAATCGTGCTCCCGCATATCGACCAAACATAACCCATTCTTTTGGTTTACACCATGGTCCATTCGGAAACTTTTTTTCGTCTTTATAGCAAAGATCTCCCATTTTTAATACGTAGCCACAAACAGATGTCATCTGTATTGTTTCTAATGTATTTTCTGTGAGATGAATGCC